GCCATAAGAATCAATGTACCCTTCGTAGTTCCATTCCATAGGTATGAACAAAGAATATAGTCCTGAGCGAGTTTGTCCATTGCGGTTTCTTTTCGTAACGTCTGAGTCATAGTAGATTTTTTTAAAGTTTTCACCACCTTTATCTAAAGCGTTACAAGTGCTACCCATCATACACTTGCCAATAATTCTACTACCTAATCTTAACGTCGTCTTTGTGACCCTCCAGTTGTTGAGGATGTTGTTCGGCTTTTCCCACTTGCCGCTCTCGTCGTGGACAAGTAGTTTGAGTTTCTCACCATCGTACGAGTTGTCCCCTGTGTTTTTCCAGTCAATCGTGGTGTCCAAACCTTGTAATTCTTCTTGCGGTTCGTTTGCGAGTATCTTACGCCTTGTGAACTTACTGGCTGGTACTCTGTACGCAAGCTCGGTCTTTGGTCGGTCCATACCGTCCTGTATCGGCTTGAAAAAGAACGGGTAATTAACGGATATTGGTACCACCTTGTCTGTAAACATAGTCTTGGCATCAGGTCCAGACTTCGATAAAATACCATACCTTGAGTCAGAGGATATGGTCGCCAAATTAACGACCTCTCCACTTGCCATGAATGAAAACCCAGAACGTCTGTTTTTAAGATAGCACATCCCATAACATCGTTGATCGGCTTTACAAGCTTCCCAGAATATAAAGAATAATCTGTTTGCTTCCCTATAGTCTGGTTTCCCAACATCAATTTTGGACCACTGCAGGTACATATAGTGAGTACCAGTAATGTAAGTAGCCATATCCTTATTATAGAACCAAAAGCCTTCTTCTCTGCGAGTAAATTCTTGATCGATGTAATCATACCACTTTTCTTTGAACTCTATAGGATAATTTTCCCAGTCAAATATTGTTTTTATTTTCTTTAATTGATCTGGTATCTCGGTGTATTGCCACTTATTAGATTCAAACTTTACAACATTTTTTTGCTTTGGTAAAGCTATTTTTAAACCTTGTATTTCTATTATTTGATCTATCTGACCTGTTTTACTAATTACAACAACATCGTGATCTTTGTTATACCCATACTCCCATTTTTTATACCTATTATTCTTTTTTATGATATTAGGCTTGATATGGTTATCTATTATTTTATATAAATTTTGAGTATACATTATTTAGATCTTCCCTCTGCAAAACCTTTAAAAGTTCTTTCTTTAACTTCTTTAGGTTTTTCATTCAACATATCCTCTTCTTCTTGTATTCTTTGAAGTATTTCAAATGCATCAAATATAGCAAGTTTCTTTGTAGCAGCAGCGTTCTTTAATCTATCAGCAGATATATCATCATCACTATCAACTATAGGTTCTTTAGCAACCTTTATAAGCTCATCAACCGCTCTCTGCCCAGCGTGGATTATACTCTGCTTGGTTTTCTTTATGTCCATGTTCCAATAAAATATCATTTGATTTCATACAATATAAACGCATATCGTCTATATTAAATTCCCATTCAGATCCTGCTTTAAATGTAACAACACATCCTGGAGTTATTCCTAGCTCTTCTAACGAGCTATTACCTATTTTTAATATCCCAATATTGTTTTGCTCTTTATTGTTTGATAGAGAGTTAGAATTTTTAATAGGTAAAATAAAGCATCTACTGTTTAAGGATTTCCAGTTTTTATTTCTTTTATATAAATAAACTTGGTCAACAGAAGCAAAATACAAACCATCTTTAAAATAAGAACGTCCGTTACTTTGCCTGCCTTGCATATTGTAGTATCTTCTAAATATATTTTGGTGAACTACAACTATATCACCTTTTTTTACAGGTGTCGCTATAGCCAATGGTGTTTCTATTACTTCAGCAAATCTATTTACAAATTTCCAGTTTTCAACTTTAGTATTAACAACTAAGTTTACATCACCTATTTTTTTAGTATTAGAATATCTTTCACCTAATGGCTTTATAATAAAGTCATATACGCTTTTCATTAGTACTGTAGATCATACTCTATAGATATTGCCATATTAGAATTAAACTTCTTCCAAGGCAATACCTCGTTATTCTTTTTAATAAATATGTTATATGATAAATCTACATCTTCAAATAAAATATGAGATATAATATGACCACCATATACCTCTTGACCTACAGAATAATGCATAGCGTCATTTTTATAATCAGCACCTATACTGATTTTTCTTATGACATTGTCCATTACTCTTTAGTTTCTTCTAGTTTAGTATATGATCCGTCTGTTAGATCTATATTTATTTGACCGTATTTAGCTTCTAACTCTTTTTTAGTTAACTCAATAGTTTCGTTAACTGTAGCTATCTTATGAAGCGCACTGTGTTTTTGACTTTCAAAAGAGCCAATTGATAATAACAAGTCGTTGATTTGTTTTTGTTGTTCAACAACCTTCTCTAATTCTTTTTCTGTAATTTTATTTACTGACATTTTAATTTAATTTAATTTAATTATTTATTTGATTGCATGGACTTTGCTTTCTCCCAGCTACGACCTACAAAATAGGCGCCATACACTGTAACTAAAAGGGTTTGGAATATTGGTATATATTCATCGGCAATTTTAAACTCACCTATATTACCATCAAAAAAAGCGCAAGCAGTAAATATAATCGTTAAATATACCAATACCATTGGTCGTATATTTTTAGATAACTTACTATCAGATGCCATGTCGGCTTTCCACCGGGCTGTAACCTGCTCTTGCGCCTCCTTGTCGGCTTTCTCAAGAATTTCAGTTATTAGCCTTTGTGCTTCTAACTTTTCTTCTTTGGTAGTAGTTAGTTTATCGATAACGTCACCAACCTCTTTGATGACGTTACCAGTTAACCATTGCCAAATTTTTTTCATTAACGTCTAGTTAAAGAAGGTTTCTTTTATTGCTGGAAATAAACCTTTATCTCTAATAGCTTGCTCAAATCTTTGATTTATACCTTGCTGTGTCGACTTAGCTCTTGCTGCTTGTTCATCAGATCTGTAAGTACCTGCTTTAAATTTATCTAAAGCACGTGTAAACATATTTCCATCTTGGTTTTCATCTCCCATTATAGTGTCACCACCAAAAATTCCAGAAGTATTTTTCTTTTTATCATCACCATCATTATGAGGTCCACCATGTTTAGCAGCTCCTATATATTTAGGCGCTCCATTCATGTACATACCAGCTCCATCGTAATATTTAGAAGCTGAATCTCCATGAGCCATTTTAGCGGCTGTCATATCACCCATTTTTCCTGGTGACATTCTTTCTTTTCCAAATTTTTGTTTATAACCCATTTTTGCAGAGCTATCTTCGATTTTTTTTAGTTTTTCTGCAGGAACTTTATAACTATAACCGTCCATGCCTTTTCCTTTTTTTGCCATTTTTATTTTGCTTTTATTTCGTTTTTATAAGCAGGCCCTTCCCATGGGCCTTTGCCTTCTAAAAACAATTGTTTTGGATATTTTTTTCCTTTAAAATATATGTGATTGTCGTCCCATGTAAAACCATCGTTATGCATTTGATTAACGTGAGTTTGTTCATGAGAATGTGTTTCTTTTCGCATAGCCGGCGACAAGTCCTTGTCCATTATAATTACACCGTTTTTAAGAGTTCTACCTACGGCTGGATCGCCTTTCATGTCTCTCTCGTATACTGGTGCAACGCTTGTAGGGTAAAATGGTTTTATTTTTATCCCACTCATAATTTATAAGGAAATTTTTTATTAAACCACTCTTGTCTATTATTACAACCACAGGGGATATTAAGACCCTTAGACACAGTATCAACTACGTGTTTAATGCCTGTTTTCTTGGTAAACCCAGCTATAGTGTCTCCTAATCCCCTTGGTTTCATAATTATGCAAATGCTGTCCAGACTACTGAATCAATTCCGCCAAAGTTATTTGGAACTTCTACTACTCTACCACCTGGATTTGCAGTCAATGCGGCGTTTATACCATCTCTTAACTTGTTAGAGTCTGCATCTGTTCCCGTGTTTGTTACAATAGTTAAAATTTTTGAACCACCACCAGATACTTCAGGTGTTGGTGTCATGTAAACTAATACTTGACCCGATCCAAAATCTGTTTGCACATACTGAATGTGATCTGCGTTTAAAATAATTTTCCCGCCCCATGAAGCGAGAGCTCCGTTAATAGCTATTCTTTGTGACATAATTTTTGTGTTTTAGTCGTTAATATTTATTTAGGTTTTTACAGTCCTAATCTGTTATTTTATATACAATGTTTACCTGGTCCTTTAACTTTAGATCCATCTGCATTTAAAACACCTGCACCTATTAAAAAATCTTTTTTAGTAACATCTCCGCTACCCTCTAAATCTTCTAGTTTACCAGGCCCATGATGATCTTTGTCGTATTTCATATCTTCTTCTAAAGCAACTATATGAGCAGCGTCGTCGCGCTCTGTCGCTTTGTAATTGCGCGCATCTACTCTGGTGTGAGCGCAGCATCTAGCATTACCAGTGTAATGCCCGTAGTGTCCTTGTTCGTGTATTGCCATAATTATTGTATTTTTACTAGCCAAAGCATTGGCTCATTGAAGAATGCGTTACTATTTACTGGAAATCCTTGTGTTCCAGATCCACCTGTTGCGCCAGTGTGAAAGCCAATAATTTTAAAATAATCACCAGCATTTAAATCCATAAAACCACCACCTGTTGCATTTGCTTCACCATTTGTAGATGTAGCTACTATTAAATCTTGTAGTATACATTGTTTAGTACCAATACCTGGCGCTGCAACATCTGTTGCTGCTGTTATTCTAAGAAACTTAGTACCATCTACAGTTGGTAAACTAGGTTGAACTAAATCAAATGAAGAGTATCTAGCAAAAAATTCATATCTACCAGATTGTAAAACTTGTATAGCCCCTTGATTACCAAAACCACCAGTTACAATCGGATTAAATATTGTGGCATCATCATTTACTATAACTGTATTGTAAGGCACTAAAAAGTCTGTACTATTGTTTGTGTTAGTTAAACCAGCTGTACCTACAATTTTTATTTGACAACCAGGTTGCTCTTGTCTCCATGAAACACCAGTTCCACTGCCACCATTTGATTTTAAAATAAAATTAGCAGAACCTGTAGAACCAGATACATCCTCTACATCATTTACAAATCTCGTTGATGACCCCATAATTATTAAAGCACTACCACTAGCGTCAAAAGTAATATCATCATTTGGACCAAGTATTAAATCAGAACCAGGTGATTGAACAGCTAATTGATCACCACCAACCGATATTGTAGCGCTATTTCCAGGACCTGGGTTAATATCTATATTAATAGTTCCTAAGCTATCACCAATAACTAAATTATTACGAGTTAAATCTACTTGTGAACTCGTTGAAACAATAGCGCCGTCAGCAACATCAAATTGAGTTCCACTTGATGAGATAGCTTTAATACCGTTTATTAAATAACCAGCAGCTCCACCAGAT